TTCAAAAACCAGGTGAAGCATATGAATATGATGGCGGTACGTCTATTATGTTCTCAGAAGCACCAAGAGTTGAAGATAAACTAGCAATTTTCTTCTACAGAGGAACAACAGGAGTTGATACTGTACAAGTAGATGTAACAGAAACTATCAAAATAGGTGATGATGTTCAAATATTTAAAAATGATAACTATCAGGGAACAGTAGATCAAGAGATCAGAAGAGTTGATGATTTGAGTGGATCTGATAGAATTGAAACCAACATCTATTCTGGACCAGGTATTGATACAAACAACTACAAACCTTTATTCTGGACAAAACAAAAAGTCGATAAAATTATAAATGGAGATTTCGTATATAAGAGTAGAGATTCGATTGAAGGACAAATTTATCCAACTGCTAGAGTAATTAAAAATATTTCCTCTGGTGACACAGAAATCTTTGTAGATGATGTTCAATTGTTTGATTATGAAAAAGATGTAAGCAGCACATCTATTGCAGGATTTAGTGTACTTCTTGCACAGGATGCTGGATTAGTTTCGGCAGGAATAACTGCTACAGTATCTGCTGCAGGAACTATATCTGCACTAACAATTACAAATCCTGGTGCTGGATATACTGGAACGGTCAATATTAAAATAGCATCTCCTAACAGAATTGGAGTTGGTATTGGTACAACTGCTACAGCAACAGTTTCAATATCTGGTGGTTCGATTTCTTCACCAGTGATAGTAAATCCAGGTCTAGGGTATACTCAGTCTGTACCACCAAGTGTAATTGTTGAAGCACCTTCTCCTAAGATTGAAACTATAACAAACATTAGTAGTTCTGAGGTTATGGGATTCTCTGGAATTATAACAGGAATAACAACTTCAGCAGGAACTGGCGGACATCCTCTTGCTCTTAAATTGTTCCTCAATTCTACAGTTTCAGCAACCCCATTTGCTGATCTATCGGTAGGATATCCAATATTTGTTTTTGAAACTGGAGTTGGATCGGGAGTTACTTCTGTTGACGGTGGAAATTCCTCAATTGTTGGAATTGGAACTTCTTTCTTAGATAATATCTATTATATCAAATCAATATCCGCTTCTGGACAAAATGCTCAAGTAATTACTAATATCCATTCTGGAACTTCGGTGGTTGGATTGGCAACAACTGCAATTTCTTCTGCTGTTCCAGTAGGAAGATTCTCTTGGGGAAGACTATTCGATGTGTCCAGATCACCTTCACCAGTTTCAATTGGAGTTACTGGATTGACAATAGATTCGGGATTATCAACATTCCCAACTATTCAAAGAAGAGGGTATGGTTTAAGAGATAAAGGACCTCTCAAGAAAACCTTCGGATAACAATATAAATATAGAAAAAAACCTGTAAATATGTCCTCAATTGTAACAGATCAATTTAGAATACTAAATGCTGAAAATTTTGTAGAATCTGTTGAGAACACTGCTAATTCATATTATGTGTTTGTTGGATTACCCAATGCAACACAAGTAGGTTTTGGTAGAACTTCTAATTGGAACACAAGTGTTCCAAATCCAGTAGACAACTTTACATATTTGTCTCATACTGGCGATGTGTCTTTATATGGCAAAAAAGTATCCTCTTCTACTGTACGTAGAATTATTCGTAGAATAGATTGGGCAAGAGGAGTAAAATATGAAATGTACAGACATGATTATTCTTTAACTTCTCCTTCGCCTATAACATCATCTTCTAGATTATATGATGCAAACTATTATGTTATGAATAGTCAATATAAAGTTTATATTTGTATTGACAACGGTTCCTCTGGAATTAGCACCACTGGTAATGCATCTCAAGATGAACCTACTTTTACAGATTTAGAACCATCAAAAGCGGGTGATAGTGGAGATGGATATGTTTGGAAATATTTGTTTACTGTTAATCCAAGTGATATTGTAAAATTTGATTCCACAGAATATATTACCTTACCAAGCGATTGGGAATCATCAACTGACTCACAAATTCAAGCGGTAAGAGAAAACGGAGATTCAACAATTAATGAAAACCAAATTAAAAAGGTTTACATTGAAAGACAAGGTTCAAATTATTCAAATGGATTAGGTCAAGAAGTCAATATTCTTGGAGATGGAACTGGTGCAAAAGTTCTTATTGATGTTGTCAATGGAAGAATAACGAATACAACCGTTTCTGCTGGTGGAAAGGGATACACTTATGGAATGGTGGATTTAGGATCTATAAATTCAAATTCGTCATCAGATTTTGCTAAATTAATTCCAATCATACCACCTTCAAGAGGTCATGGTTATGATATTTACAAAGAACTTGGTGCAGATAAAGTTTTAGTTTATTCAAGATTTGACGATTCAACAAAAGATTTTCCAACAGATACAAAGTTTGCCCAAGTTGGAATTGTTAAAAATCCAACTTCTATAGGATCTACGACAATATACTCTGGCAGTCAATATTCTTCCACTTATGCATTAAAGTTTTCGTCTACTTCTGGAACACCTTCAGTTGGAGATAAAATACAGCAAGTTGTGACTAATGGAATTGCCTATGGTTGGGTTGCTTCATATGATAGTGAAACTAAAGTTATGAAGTATATTCAAGATCGTTCTTTATACTTCAATCAAACTACTCTAGATCAGAAAGATTACGTTGGAGTTTCAACTTCTTCCAAAGTTTTAGATTTTCAATCGTCTGGCAATCAAATAACTGCTTCACCAAGTGGATTTAGTGCATCTGTTGATACCAATTTTACAGGAATAAGTACAAATCCAACAGGAAATAAAGTTATAAATCTTGGAGTTAATTTCACATCTGGTCTTGCGACTCCTGAGATAAATAAAGGGTCGGGTGATATTATTTACCTAGATAATCGAGCGATAATTACTCGAAACACTCGCCAAAAAGAAGATATTAAAATCATACTGGAATTCTAAAGATGTCCCAAAAAACAGACTTAAATATCAGTCCTTACTTTGATGATTTTGATGCAGATAAGAACTTTTATAAAGTTCTGTTTAAACCTGGATATCCTGTTCAAGCAAGAGAATTAACGACACTCCAGTCAATACTTCAGAATCAGATAGAGTCTTTTGGTAGTCATATTTTTAAAGAAGGATCCATGGTTATCCCTGGATCTGTTACATACGATAGTGAGTATTTTTCTTTAAAAATTCAAGAGACACATTTAGGAATAGATGTAACTTTATACTTAGATGAATTACTTGGGAAGCGTTTAGAGGGTCAAACTTCAGGTGTTGTTGCCGTTGTTAATAATTATAGCGTACCACCTCAAGATGATGTTGAGAATATTACTCTTTATATCAAATACGTTTCTTCCGGTACTGATTTTCAAAGAACAACCTTTTTGGAAGATGAAAATTTAGTCATAAACGAAAATATCACTTATAATAATGGTGCTACAGTAATCAATTCTGGAGATACTGTTGCGACTGTTCTTGGAAATAATCCAAATGCTATTGGTTCTGCAGTTGGAATGAACCAAGGCATTTACTTTATGAGGGGATGTTTTGTAAATGTTGGTGTTTCAACAGTAATCCTAGATCCATATGCAAATAACGGTTCGTATAGAGTTGGTCTGAGTATTTTTGAAGAGTTAGTAACCTCAGACGATGATGATAGTTTAAATGATAATGCTCGTGGATTTTCTAATTATGCTTCTCCAGGGGCGGATAGATTTAAAATAAGTGCTATTTTATCTAAAAAAGATATAGACGATCTAGACGATAAAGATTTTATAGAATTAATCAGAATTAAAAATGGAGAAATAAGAAAACTTCAAGATAAATCAACTTATTCTATTATTAAAGATTATTTTGCAAAAAGAACTTATGATGAATCTGGAAATTATGCCGTAACTCCTTTTGCAGTAGATGTTCTAAATTCTCTTAACGATAGAATTTCAAACGAAGGCATATATTTAGCAGCAGAAAAAACAGATCAGGGTAATTCTCCATCTGATGATTTAATGTGCGTAAAAATTTCTCCAGGAACGGCTTACGTTCGTGGATTTGATTATGATTATGCTGGTAGCACTATTATTGATATAGAAAAACCAAGAGATACTCAATCTGTTCCTACTTCTTTAGTTCCTTTTGAGATGGGAAATCTCTTAAGAGTTAATAATGTTAGTGGAACACCATTTGTTGGAATCAACTCTGCACTTAACACAGTTGATTTATACAATCAAAGAAAAAATTCTACTGTAGCTGGAACTGGAACCTCAATTGGAAAAGCAAGAATATACTCTTTCTCTTTGACTGACGCAACTTACAGTAACGCTTCAACTGAGTGGGATTTATACTTATTTGACGTTCAAACGTACACTGAACTGACTCTCAATCAGTCGCTAACCTCTGCCGAGTGCTCAGCAACCTCATTTATTCGTGGTGCCAGTAGCGGAGCATCTGGATACGTTGTAGACGCTGCTGCTGGTAGCACAGTAATTAAGTTATCTCAAACATCAGGAACTTTCATTCAAGGTGAAAGTGTAATTATTAATGAGTCCCCTGTTCTTCGTAGAGTAATTAGGTCTATTAAAGCATATAATGTTCAAGATATCAAATCAGTTTATCAAGATTCTACAGCAATATCTTCCGGATTAAAAACAGATTTTGTTGCCGATACGGTTCTTTATAAGTTTACTCCAAATAACTTTACAGTTACTGATAGACTGTCAATTAACTCTGCCGGAATAGCAACTTGTCCAGGTAAAGTTTTTACTGGAATTAGAAGTGATGCAATCATTAGATATCAAAGAGTAGGATTTGTCACAGAAACTTTTAACAGAGTTGTTTCAGTTTCTTCTGATGGTAGAACCATGCAGTTGGCATCTGTTCCAACAATTGCTAATATTTGCGATGGAGCACTTCCAACTACAGGAATAACCACAACGGAAGCTACTTTTACCATAGGTATTCCTGATATTAAAAATTCTGAAAATGCTTCGTTGTATACACCTTTGAATGCAAGAAATATTTCTTCAGTTGATCTTTCTGGATCCAATTTAGTAATCACAACACAAGTTAGAGAAAGAAGCACAAATTCTGTTGGATCTTTAACTATTAATATTACAGATACTAATGTAACAACTGGTTATTTTGAAGCTTTTGATGCTGAAAGATATTCAGTATTTTATATTGATGGAACAATTCAACAATTAAGATCTGATCAAGTCACGATTTCAAACGACGGTCAACAAGTTGTATTTTCAGGATTAACTCCAAGTCAAACTAATAATGTAACAGTTAATGTAACAGTAAGAAAGCAAGTAATTAAAAATAGAACTAAGAATTTAGTAAGAAGTGAAAAAGTAACAGTTAATAAAACAATATCTGGTATTTCAACAACCATAAGTGGATTGTCTACCAGTAGTGCTTATGGATTGAGAGTTGAAGATAAGGAAATTTCTCTTAACTTACCAGATGTTGTCAATGTTATTGCCGTTTACGAATCTTTAGACACTTCGGCACCAACTTTAGATAAATTAACATTTGTTTCTGGATTAAACCTCGATACTGCATCAATTCTAGGTGAAAAAATTGTAGGATCTACCAGCGGATCTATAGCACAGTTAGTTACCAGATCTTCTTCAACAGAAGTTGAGATTGTCTATCTAAATTCAAAAAGATTCATAGTTGGAGAAAATGTAATTTTTGAAGAATCAAAAATTACTTCTAACATACAAACAATTACCGCAGGAAGTTATCTTGACATCACTACCAACTATAAGTTGGATAAAGGGCAAAAGGATCAATACTATGACTACTCTAAGATAGTAAGACAGACTGATGCCAATCCACCAACAAAGCAATTATTAGTAATATTCAATTATTATGAAATACCATCAAGTGATCTTGGTGATATCATAACTGTCAATTCGTATGACTACGATAGATTTGCTTCTGATGTTCCTATTTTATCAAATGGATTGAGATCTTCAGATACACTTGATTTTAGACCAAGAGTTCAAAGATTTACATCTACAACAAACTCTCCGTTTGATTTTTCAAGCAGAGTATTTACGACGCTACAAAATTCCCAAATAGTATCTCCAGATGAAAGTTCACTACTTGGATATAGTTACTACTTACCAAGAATTGACAGAGTAGTTTTAAATAAATTTGGTCAATTTACAGTTATTAAAGGAGTATCTTCTGTTGATCCAAAAGTCCCTCTAAATGTTGAAGAGACGATGGATATTGCAACCATTACTCTTCCAGCATACCTGTATAATCCAGATGATGCAAAAATTGTATTAGTTGATAATAGACGCTATACAATGAGAGATATTGGTAAATTAGAGGATAGAATTGAAAATCTGGAAATTACAACTTCTTTATCTTTACTAGAATTAGACACCAAAACTTTACAAGTACAAGATGATCTTGGTTTAACAAGATTTAAATCTGGATTTTTTGCAGACGACTTTAAAAATACAGACTTATTAGATATAACAAACACAGATTTAAAATGTGATGTTCAAAATAGCGAACTTTCTAGTACAGTTGATTATTGGTCAGTAAAACCAAGAATTGCCTTATCTCCAAACTTTAATGCCGATACTTCGGACTATTCTCAGAATCTAACCTTACTTGACTCAAATGTACGTAAAACTGGAGAACTGATTACTTTAAATTACAATGAAGTTGGTTGGTTAGAACAACCA